CGAACCGCGCCCTGCCCGTCTCTCTGCCGAAGCTGCGGACATTCTGCGCATCGTGGCAGGTGTACGGCGGCTGATCGCGGTAGGCCCGGCTGGCGTCAATGCCCCCCAGCGGCGCCTGCAACGTCATCTTACGTCTGCCCGTCTGCGTCTTGGCCAACTATTCACCCGGAACAGATTGGGCCTGGAGTTCTTCCAGTTTGGCAATCCCAGACTTTTCAACATGCTCGTCCAAGTCTTGTGCCAAGTCGGCGATCTGGTCCTTGATTGCGCGCAATGCCGCCAAGCGTGCCTCGGTTGCCAAGCCGTTGTACGTTCTAGCCCAACGTTTCAACACAGTTGCCGCTCGTTCCAAGTCTATGGCAGCCTGGTCTACATCCAAAATGCTGCGCTGGGCCGCCATCATCGTCTTTCCGACCGGTGCATCGGACACCTCAACTACAGGATCACTTCCCATCTTTGCCCTCCTCGGGCTTTTCGACAACGTTCTCTACCTTTGGAGCTTCCAAGACGCGCCTGACACATTCCACATCAGGCAAACCAAATCCCTGCACGCCCTTGAATGCCTTCTCAAGCAAGGTAAACTCGGCGTCTTCCAACAGGATCGAGTCACCTTCAGCCTTCTCGATCTTGCCTAACAACTTGAAGTGGTCCAAAAGAGTGTTGCTTTGGAGGCGCAACTGCGGGCTGAACAAGATATTTTTGCAGGTCTCCCGCACGTTGTAGACAATAGGCATTTCCGGCGTTCCGGCTGCGTACCCAGACAGGTCAAGTTTCCGCATAGTGCCCTCCTAAAAGAAGAATAGGGGCCGGGCCTTCACCGGCCCCCGAGTCATTACGTGGTGTCGGTCATCCAGGGGATGTAGCCGACTGCCCCGTCTATGTATATCTTGAGAGCTTTCGTCATGGTGGCGTGGCCGCTGATGGAAGTACTGAGTGAAACGCAGTTGACGAACATGAAGTAGTCAACCGATCCATCGCCGGACGGCAGAATCTGCATGAACGCCGTCTTGCCGGCGGTGTGTGTCCCGGCCTGACTCCCGAACTTCATGGAGAGACAGGATGCCACACCAGAACCACTCAAGGTCGAACCATCGTTCACCCAGGCTTCCGCGTGAATCGCGGAGAGTGCCGCGCTGGTACTGGTCTTGATGGTGAACGCCCCGAAGTCAATCGTGGCATATATACCAGAGTAGTTCCCGCCAGGCGTGTTGGCACTGCCTAAGTGGCACTCACCGGCCACGCCCGATGCACTCGTGTTGATGCTACCAGCGTCCGCGCCTATGAGCGTCTGGCCGAAGATGGCGCTGTACCAGTTCGTCGGGAGCGCTACCCCGCCGTCGTCACACGACACCTGGAAACCGAACTGGGTGGACGAGGACAACTTGATCCCGTACCCAACCACTCCGGCGTCGTTCCAGGTGCCAAGAGCCGCAGAACCGGTAGTCGAGTTGACCCCGGTGAATGCTGCGGCCAAGTCACTTTTCATCCTATGAATCGACATTTGAGTTTCCTTCCCCTTTCAGGCTGTTAGTCCGGTATCACTCCGTTCACTTCTACGTATTGGCCACGCATTCTGACCGCACGAGGCCACGCTGCCGCAGACGGATTGCCGTTGTACCCCAGCCGCTTAGGTCGCATGGACAGGTCTTCGGTAACGCTCTTGACTAACTCACGCTGCCATATCGCATCGCGGGGACCGATCATGTCATCCCGCCTTTGCTCTGCTATGGCGACGCAACTTGCCAGGAGACTTTCAGAATGCGCCAAGCCGCCCAGCGGATACAGACTCGCGGGCATCACTTCGTACGTGCAATCGCCGTCCGCACCCGGAGCGGTGGTCAAAGTCAAAACCGTCTGTGCGGCCGGTGTGCTTGCCAGAACGTAAATCCCTGCCGTCTGCCCGGTATACACGTCGGACAGGATTACCTTGTCGCCGGCAATGCAGCCTTTCGTCATAAACGTCTGGCCGGCTGCCGTGATGGTCTTGGCACTGGACGCGACTGTGCCGGTCCCTGTGGCTCTCACGTAACCCCACTTGGTCGGATACACGGCGTACGTGTATTCAAGCGTGTAATCTGTGTCAGGCTCAGGCCAGAAGACGATTTCCCAACGTTGCCCCGTCTCACGAGCGAACGTCTTGGGGCAAATGGCGTAGTACAACGGCTGACCTGCTACGGAACCCCGTGCGTGCTTCTCTCGGATGAACGCGGCATTGCGTTCCGTGACGTAACCCGCCTGGTTCTGCCCCCGTTGGAAGGTCATGTCCCCGATGATCTCGCCGAAATCGTCGGGAAGCGGGTAGACAATCGCAGGTTCGTCTATGAAGTATGTTGCCGTGCCACTCCCCGCCGTGAGAGTCAGCACTAAGACGGTTTCGCTGGTGATGCTGGCAACCTCATAGGTTCCGTGTGTAGCGGTCCCCGCAGAGATTGTCACACTGTCGCCGGCTTCCACTCCGTAGCTAACGAACTGGGCCGTGCTATCCGTCAAAGTGACTGTGCTGACTGAGGCGGTAGCGGTTGTGCCGGATTCCTTCTTCGTCCGCATTACTAAGGCTGCAAGTGGAGACATGAAACTCCACCTGTGGTGCATCCCGTTCATGGCCGGCGGATACAGGAACTGCCTGTAACCGGCTTCCAGTATCTCGCGGCACCGGGCCAAGTTGTCTTCATTCGTATGGCCCCTGCCGAAGCCCTGGAAGTCGGCTACTTCATCCAGACCGTTCCAATACGTCAGGGTCAGGTCAGATTCAACCATTGCTTACACTTCCACTTTGGGCCTATCAGTTTTGGGTTTCTCCGGCACGATGTTGACTGAATCCCTGGTCAACGCCCCGACTACAATGGCGATCAGGCCATGTATCTCGAACGAGGCGCTTCCCTGAAGGGACTGCAACTTGCACTTCTCTGCCAGGTCAACCGCTTCCCTAACGTTGGGGGGAATCGGCTTCTGACTCTCCAACTTCAACATCTGCCGGATAAGGTCTTCGTGCCACTTGAGCATGACGACTCCTACAAGAAGAGAAGATTGGGGGCCGTAGACTGGTACGGCCCCCGCCAGGTTACGGATGCAGCCGGACGGCGGTTTTCACCGAGTCAATGTAGAGCAACGCCGTCTGGGCATGGTTCGTCCCGCAGTGCGTCCCGAAACTCCAGGACATGGGCACAGCGGGGATGTACGTCGAACCCGTGATCGCGGCGAACGGAACGCCGTTCACGTAAGGCGTCACGGTCCGGGTACCGTTGATGTTCAGCAACGTAATGCCGAACTTGATGTACGTACTGTCAACCAAGGCCGCAGCACCGGTCAGGTCGGCGTCCACGCTCTCCACGCCAGCCTTCGAGCAGGAAAAGCCGACCCTGCCGGGCGTACTGTTGACGTCACAGTAGAACAACAGGTGACTGTTGTTGGTCTCGTCCAGTACGTTGTTCGCCATGATGGTCGTGTCCAGGCTGGCAAGCCCGCAGAACATGTCGTCGGGCACCGTATCCCAGTCAAGACCCTTGACCCGGCACTCAAACCAGAGTTCACCCGTTGTGCCTGGGTCCCAACACGGAGCCACTGTCTGGATTTGCCCGCCGTCATAGGCGGCGTTGTGGCCGTTAGAGCTGAGAAGAAGAACGCCCCCGCTTTCGGCATACGTAGCGAGAGTACCCGATGTTACTGCGGTGAGGGTGTAACCCTCGGCAGTTACCGGGTTTATCTGGCCTACAAAGTCCTCAAACTGGGCGTACCCGTTCTGCCCGCTAATCAGTTCGTCCCACGGGCAGGTACCCCAGATGTTCGCAGACGGGGCACGCGACGTGTTCGCCACAGTGCCCGTCCCAGGGTAGATGTTAGCCACAGCTATGACTCCTTTATGTCAAACGTTCGTTCCAGAGTTAGTGCCACGTGGCCTTCGCGCCGAGGAAGCACTTGCGAAGGTCCGTGAACGCAATGTTCAGCGTGCAGTCAAGGAACTGCCGCATGACGGTGTGCTGATTCGGGGCCACCTCTACCGGACTCTCAATCATCCACTCGCCCTTCAGCGCGCCGATCTGCACCTGCGACCAGTTGATCCCTACAACCGGGTCTTGGCTGGCGTACAGTTCGTCGAACTTCGGAACCCACACAAGCGGGACGCTCATAAACACGCCCTTGTTGAACATAGGGGCGAGTTCATTCTTCAGGTTGTCGTTCTGTTGTTCCAGAACGATTTCCAGTGCACTCAGGGTATCCGAGGTCGTGTAACAGACCGTCTCGGTGCCGTTGCCGTTCAGGTTCGGTATGGGCGGATTGATGATGCCCTTGAACCCGCAATGGCGGTAGGCGTTCGTCATCTTCGTCACGAGGTCCGCCTTGTTGACGCTCGTGTAGTTGAACGTCCAGTTTGCGTAGCGGCTGTACGTTCCCTGGTCAATACCGGCTTTACCCGAAGACCAGATGGCGTTGTTCCCGCCGTTGAAACCTTCCGTCGCGTTGTAGACGAGCCAGTACGGCAGGCCGAACAGGTTTTCCGTATCGCTTGAGGCTGTAGGCTCATCACAGAACTGGGCCTCGATAAGCTCGAACAGGCCCACACGCATCGCATACTGACGGCCCTTGGCGATGTCCTGAACCTGTTCGCGGTCGCCACGGTTCATGGCAATCTCGCGCCGTTCAATCGCCCAACCGGTTACGAGGATACGCCACGGCACGGTACCCCGCTTGAAGACCGTCGGGATGCTCACGTTGTCCTGAGCAAACAGGCCGGTCATTCGAGCGTTGTTGTCTGGGCCGGTAATGGCGTCAAAGGTAAAGTCCTGCCCGCTCCACGGCTTGACGTTATCCTTGCGGAGGAGTCGTGACGTGAACACGTACTCCTGAAGCGACGTCGCAAAGTCTACAATCTTCATGGGCTGGTAATGCGAAAGCGTCGTTGCGGCGATGTCCGCAATGTCGCTCGCTGTGATATTAGCCATCTATTCCGTTCTCCTTACGGCAGACTTTCTCTGATGTCCTGTGAACTTTGGTCAATGATTACGATTCGGCCCGCCTTGTTCCGGCGTGCCTGGTCGGCTTCGGTTAGTGCAACGGCCTCACGCCGCGCTGACGGACGAGCCACAATGCCCTTGGCCTGGGCCTTGAGTTCCGTCTTGATCTTGGTCTTTTCCAACTTGGCGGTGTGGTCTGCGAACTCCATCTGCACGGCCCTTCTGAACGCTACCTTGGGGTCTATCGGCTTACCTGTGCGTTGCTCGCCATATTCCTGAGTCCAACGCACCGCATTCGCCAGTTTCACACGGTTCTGCCATGTCGGCGTGTTCATGGGGAGTTCTTCGCCGTTGCCCTTGCCGAACAGTTCCGTATACGGCTCCCCTAACTGTTCGATCTGGCCGTCCATCCAGGTAGTGAACCGCCTGATCTCATCGGCCTTGATGGCTTCTTGTAGTGCTCTGGTATCCTTGTAGACGATTCCCAAAGCTCTCTCAATGAGTTGGGTGCGGCCCCGTTCCTGGGAGATGTGCGCGGCATAGTGCTGGTTCATCTTCTGCAAGGTGTCCACGAATTCCTCACCATATACCGCCGGGTCAAGTTTGATCTCGAAGTCCGGCGTCACGGCGGGAACCTGCGGCACTTGCGCTTGGGCAACTTGCGGTTGACCCGGCGCCTGCGGCTGTTCGGCGGCCTGTTCGGCTTCCGTTTCCGCACGCGCCAAACGAGCGTCTTCCGCAATCACCTGTTCCAGCACACCCGCGTCTGCAAGCCGTTTGGCAAACGCTTCCGCGTACCCCAAAGCCTTTGCGTCTTCGATAAGTTGCGTCTGGTCCGTGGCGGCAGCAACTTCGCCCGCACCTTCCGCAGGCTTCTCGACTTCGGTAACGTCCCCTGCGGGGACGACACCGGCTTCGCCCTCGTCTCCGGCAACGACCGTCTCGGAGTCCTGAGCGGGATGCAAGTCAAGAGCTTCAACGCCCTCATTCGCGTCATAGTCGTAAGGAGCGGAAATGTCCTCGCTCACTGCCGACTGCGGCGCGGCGGCGGTTGTCTCCACAGACGAACTCTCTGCAACTGCAACGTCAGTCTCAGCCATCATGCGTCTCCTTAAACCATGCCTGAACGGCTACCGTTCCAATCCTCGTAGTGAAACGCGTTACAGAATCTCGCCTTATGTCGAGGACTGCGGAACACTACTTCTCCCGCGTCCGTGACTTCAGTTGGAACGCCTCGCCGATCACATTCCTTGCGGTAATCTTTTACCTGGTCTGGGTGACAGCCGACCGCAAGACTTTTCTGTGGCCAGTTGCCGGGGTGCGCCGCCTTGAAGTCGTACACCCGACGCGCCCTTCGGCCATCGTCCAAGGTCACGTATCCCTTCGGGTCTTGACGACCCACCATCTCGCCTACCGACATGAACAGGTCCACAGTCTTAGAGCATCCGTCCGGCTTGTACGTGTAGACTGGCACTATCCTGTCGCCCCCATCTTCATCATGGCCGCTGCATTGGCATCCTGAACGCCTGCGCCCATCAACGTCTGCATCATGGCGGCGTCGCGGCCTTGGCGACTGCCACCGGGGATGTTCTTGCGAACGTACTCACGACTCGTCACCGCCGGTTTGCCGGGCGCCTGCATCTGCCCCGGTTGCTGAGTCACGTCCGCCCTGGTCGGCCCGAACTCGATGATTTCCGCTATCTCCGGCAGATTGGTGTATTCGCTGACATACTTCAGGAGTCGGTCTATGAAGAACTTGCCGCCATCCTGCACAATGAATGGCATGGAGGGGAGAACGACTCGCTCGACAATCCCCAGGATCGTCTGTACCCTCGCCGCCGGAGTCAACGCCCTCATGCTAGTGGGAACTAACTGTATCTCACGGTCTTCGTAGGCTCCCATCCGGTCTTCGCTGGTAAACCGCATGGGTACCTCCATGTTGGTGTTCTGGACCTGACCCGTAAGCGGTTCGTCCAGCAACGGATCGTGCCAGACGTACCAACCGATGTCCCGCACTGCTTCTGTCGTGAAGTCGGTAACGCGGTCTTGCAGTTCCTCGACAAACTTGGAGGCCGCCTTTGTCAGAAGTTCATCCTGTCCGAGCGTCTCAGACTGCGGGCCAAGCCCCCCCAGTGCATCCAAGTTGCCGGCAAGCCAGGAGTACCGGTTCAATGCGTCCAACATGAAGGCAAAGTTGCGCTGGTCTATGCCGCCGAACGGATGTTCTACAAGACCGTTAGGATCGCTCATCTCGATGGTCTCGCCGTCGGCGGTCTCAATGATGCGTTCCACGTCCAACGCGCTTTCCGCCCTGTAGCCGCCCACGATTTTCTGCCGTTCGGCCTGGTCCATGAGTTTGTTGTAGAGCGTGTTAACCAGACGGTGCAGGTCGTACCACATAAGCGACGGGGCGCAATCAACCGTCTGGTCCGGCACCGGGCCGAAACCGAGTTTTCGATACGGCCCCCGTTCAGGACCATACCAGTCAACGACGTGCGGCGGCCCGTCGTACGTCTCTGCCGGGTACGTCACCAACAGATGCTCTTGCGGAAGGTAAATATCCCAGAGGTTTATGTGGTCCTCATACTCACCTTCACGGTACACCACGTTATCGCGGGACAGGGTGTCTAGACGTTCGCCCTGACCCACGATTCCCGACCCCGGTAAGTCCGAAGCCCTGAGTTTGTCCGGGTCGAACAACTTGGCTTCCTTAAGACGCTCCAGGGGGACACGGTACACGTCACCGACGTAGGCCCAACGCGAGTCATCAACCGCCCCCATGTCGAACACAACGTTGTCCAGACTGATGCGCTCGATGAACGGTTCGCCCCTCTTGATTTCCTCGTCCTCAAACGCCAAGACTCCCACTTCTTCAAGGCCCGTCTTGGCAAATCCCATGCAAAGCAATGCGTCCAGGGCAACACGTTCCATCGTCTTAGCGAAACCCAGATGCGGCAACTTCTTGTTCAATGCTAGTTGGAGTTTGTACGTCGAGGGTTTGTACTCCGTCTGGAATGTACTTCCCAAGACCGACGGGTTCTGGCTTATCAGGTACCGCATGACGATGCGCATAGTGAGATTTATGAGCGGGATCGGCACCTTCTGCATGTTCGCGTTGTCACCGTAGTGCGAACCGGTGAACTGGCGCACAATCGTGTACCGCATGTCCCTGAAAGGAGCCAAAGCCTTGTAAGAGGCTTCCACGGCCCGCTTCAACCACCTAAAGTCTGCGTCCTTGTTGGGATTCACCCACTCACCTTGGCTTTTGCGTCAGTTTGGAGGGGCGGTCCAGAAGGAACGTTCCCATAGGTAGTCGTTCGACTTCTCGCGTAGTTCGTGCATGGCCATGCCGAACATCGCCCCATGAATGTCACAAGACATTGCGCGACCATAGCCTCCCCACTACGCTTGCCCGTCTACGTGCCGCCCGTCTCTCTGCAAAGGAACCCGGCGGCGGGGCCGGGGGGAATGCACGCGGTTTCACCCGACGGTCTTTCATCCCCAACCAACTCAGTGCGTCAGCGATTACCCGGTCCCCGTGATTCTCTTTGGCACCGGACGGATCGCGGCTCCTGTGCTGGCCGATATGTTCGACCCCGCCATCAGCCCCCTGTCCTGTGTAGACGTATTGCTTGCATTCCTCAAGAGCCTCTTTGCTGGTGTTCTCGTAGTCGCCTACCTGAAGCGCCCTCGAATAATCGCCCAACAGTTCCTTCTTGGTGTTACGTCCAGCGCCCCAGCCCGCCGACTTGTTGCGCTTCCCGTGTTCGTCTGCATCGTGCCAGATGTTTTCGTAGTGCAGGTCTTGGAGCCGGCGCAGAAACAGTCTGTTATGGCCCCCGTTACCTTCGACAACTAACCGTGCCGGCAGTCCTGCCCTGTCAGAAAACCAACGTCCCAACGCAGCCGCCAGGGTTGCCAGTTCATGCGGCTCTACGTTCGGACTGGCGTACTCGGCAGCCTTGCGGCCTGTTGCCATGTTTGCTATAGAAAGCGTAGAGTTTGAGGCTCCCGTTCCCGCCGATACGTCCGCCCCCATACAGTACGGATGCTCGTTGCTCGGTTTGCCGTCTTTGACCAGAGGGCACCACAGGTGCAGAAAACCATGCGTGCCTTCATCCCTGAATCCCCACGGAACGCCCATGTCTACGTCAAAGTCCAATGTACCATGAGCAAAGGCCGGAACAGCCGACTCCCGTATGCACTTGTCCAAGACTTCCATGTTGAAGAACTGCGAACTGGCCGCTATCGGATTGCGGTCAACTTCCTGCGCCATTATGCTCTTATTAGGCGTGGGGTCTCGGTCTTCTTCAAGGTC